CCTTATGACGCTGGTGTCTTCTACTGCCCATATGTTCCACTACAAATGGTTCGTGCAGTAGGCGAGAATACTTTCCAACCAAAAATTGGATTTAAAACTCGTTATGGTATCGCTGCTAACCCATTCCACACAGGTGTGATTAGTGCTGGTACTGCTGAGAACACAAGTATCACAGCAAATACTAATAAGTATTACAGACGAGTTAAAGTAACAAACTTAATGTAAAATTAAGGTTACTATAACCAAACGAATTAGGACACTTCGGTGTCCTTTTTTGTTTCTGAAACTCTTATAAATACTAGTATGACAACATCAACATCACCACTAAACAGACAACCATCTAAGTTAGACTATACAAGTCCTACACAGTTTCGTTTTGTAATTAATCAGTTACCGAAAGTAGAATACTTTACTGTTGCTGGTAATATTCCAGGCATAACTTTAGATGAAATAGAACTTGGCACACCACTAAAAAACATTCCATTAATGGGTAATAAACTAACTTACGAGGACTTATCTATCACATTTATTGTAGATGAGGATTTGCAAAACTATATTGAGATGCACACATGGTTAACTGCGATTGGATTTCCAAAAGATAAAAGTCAGTTTAGAAATTTCAGAAGTGCAACATCAAATGTTGCATCAGCAACAAGAGGTGAAAGTAATGACATAGGTGATGTAAAACCTTCAACACCTGAAAGAGCAATGTATAGTGATGCTGTAATGAGTATACTAACAAATAAAAATAATCCTGTTGTAGAGTGTCGTTTTGCAGATGTTTTTCCAACAAGTTTAAGTGGATTAACTTATTCACAAAATCAAACTGATGTTGAATATCTAACAGCAGATGTAAATTTTAAATACCAAATATACGAAATAAAAACCTTATAAATATAGTTATATAATTATTGTGGAGTGAAAATGACCTTAGATGAATTAAAAGTTCAAGTCGCAACTGACTTGAAAGTAAATGATGAAAGACTTGATACCGAATCTTTAAAAAACCAAGAACTGTATTCCAAATACTTAGATATAAAAAGTAACTTTGAACTATTGATGTACAAAGCGAAAGGTGATTACAAAATATTGTATCGTGATAAGTGGGAATATTATGGTGGTAAATCTGATGCAAAGATTTATGAAACAAAACCTTTTGATTTAAAAGTTCTTAAATCAGACTTGTCAATTTATATTGAATCAGACGAAGAAATAATTACCATAGAAAATAAAATTGTATATCTAGAAACTGTAATTAAATATCTAGATGGTGTTCTCAAATCTATCGCTGGTAGAGGTTGGGATATTAAAAATGCGATACAATGGAAAAACTTTGAAGCTGGATTGATGTAATGATAAATTACTATGACGATTTTTTAGAAAGTCATATTGCACAACTCATTGATATGCAAATGAAAGAGGTATCGTGGAAGTATGATTATGACAGTAAACCAAATGGAACGCAAAAACATTGGCATGTATTTTGTGGACACAATATGGATGAGTGTAATCAAAATGGATATGAATTCATTGTTCCTATATGGGAAAAAATTAAAAATGTTGTAAATGTAGAATTAGAACGAGTATATCTGAACGCACACACATTTGGTATAGAACCACACATACACACAGATGATGGTGATATTACTATGATATATTATCCTAGACTAGATTGGAAAATAGAATGGGGTGGTGGAACTGCTATATACAATGATAAAGTAACAGAAATAGACAGACACATTGTCAATAAAGGTAATAGATTAATTATGTTTGATGCACATTTACCACATCAAGCACAACCTGTAAATAGATTATGTTTTCAACTAAGAACATGCGTAGTGTTCAAGACTAAATTAAAATGAAGTGGATTGATTGGGTAGGACATTATAAAAATATATTAAGTGATGAATTATGTAATCAGATAATTGATTATAAGTTTGATTATGTCAAATCAACTTACTCAACGCACAAAGGTTTATCTGCAAATAAAAATAGAGTGGAGATGGATGAGATATGGATAAGAAAAGACCATACATTCTACAAAGATTTAAATGATGCTGTATCTAAAGTTGCAAAAAAATATACAATTAAAATGAAAAGTTTTCACGACAGAGATTTTGTTGCACAGAAAACAACAGACTTTAGATTGAACAAGTATGATGTTGGTGGATATATGTCAAAACATTGTGATAATATACATCACAGTCATGGACAAACATTTGGATATCCACAAGCTACAGTTTTATTATTTTTAAATGAAAACTTTGAGGGTGGTGAATTTTTGGTTTCAGAAGAACAACCAACTATTAAAACAGGTGAAGCATTAATCTTCCCATCAAACTTTATGTTCCCACATGAAGTTAAAAAGATTACACAAGGAACACGCTGGAGTATCGTATCATGGTTGATGTAATACAACATAAAATATTTCCCACAGTCGTATCAGAGTTTAAACACGATATGAGTAGTGAAGAACATGGTATTGTTTTAAAAGAGTTACGCTCATCTAAAACAAATGGTATTCTACAAACTAAAGATGACTTACATAAAAAGTTACCTTCGTTTAAAACAAAAGTTTTTGAAACAACAGAGAAGATTTGTAGAGAATCTAAATACTTATATGATACATTAGAGATTACAGGAATGTGGGCAAACATGTTAAAGAAAGGTGATTCGCACCCACCACACACACATTCTAATAATGTATTTTCTGGAGTATACTATTTAGAGAGTGGTGCTCCAATACAATTTTTTGACCCAAGACCACAAGCAAATATATTACAACCTAATTTAGAATATACCACATTTGATAATTCAAGTATGATGCAATTCAATTCTCAAAAAGGAATAGGATTAATATTTCCAAGTTGGTTACAACATTGGGTGCCGACAACGACCAAAGATAGAATTAGTATTTCATGGAATATAATATTAAGAGGTGAATATGGACAACCAAACACGCTACAAAATTCACATATTTAAACTTAACGAAGTTTATCTACATGTTACATGTGATAATGATGGTATGTGTCGTGCATTAGTAGATTACTTTACTTTTGAAGTGCCAGGCCATAAGTTTATGCCTGCATATAGAAATAAAATGTGGGATGGTAAAATAAGATTATTCTCACAAAAGACAGGTCAAATCTATGTTGGTCTTTTATCATACATCAAAGAATTTTGTGAAAGGAATGATATACATTGTGTTATTGCTGATGATGTAAACGATACAGATATTTTAGATATCAAAAAAGTATCAGACTTTGTAAAATCTTTAAAACCAAAATCAAAAGGAAAAATATTAGAGGTTAGAGATTATCAACTTAATGCAATACAATATGCGTTAAGTAATCATAGAGGTATGTTGGTATCACCAACTGCAAGTGGAAAATCACTTATCATATATGCACTTATAAGATTTTATCACTACCTACTCAAAGATAAAAAGATATTAATACTTGTGCCAACCACATCATTAGTAGAACAGATGTATTCTGATTTTATTGACTATGGTTGGAGTGATAAATACTTGCATAGAATATATCAAGGTCATGAAAAGGAAACAAATAAACCTGTAATTATTTCTACTTGGCAATCACTTTTTAAATTAGATAAAAAGTATTTTGAAAAGTTTGGATGTGTCGTAGGAGATGAAGCTCATCTATTTAAATCAAAATCGTTAACCACGATTATGACAAAACTGATAGATTGTAAATATCGTTTTGGTATGACAGGAACTTTAGATGGTACACAAACCCATAGATTAGTTTTAGAAGGATTGTTTGGTAAGGTTGAAAAGGTAACAACCACAAAAGAATTGATGGACAAAGATACACTTGCTAATTTAAAAATTAAGTGTATTGTTTTAAAGCATAAACAAGAAGACTGTAAAGTAGTAAAAGATTTAAAATATAGCGAGGAGTTGCAGTATATAGTGGCTCACAACACTCGTAATCAGTTTATAACAAGACTTTGCGATAAGTTGAGGGGTAACACCCTCTGTTTGTATCAACTAGTGGAAAAACACGGCGTAGGGTTATATAACGCAATGAAAGACTTTGATAGAAAAGTATTTTTTATACATGGTGGAACAGATACAGAAACAAGAGAACAGATAAGAGAAATTACAGAGAAAGAAACAAATGCAATTATCGTGGCGTCTTATGGTACATTTAGCACTGGCATTAATATTAGGAACTTGCACAATGTCGTGTTCGCAAGTCCAAGTAAAAGTAGAATTAGAGTGCTTCAATCTATTGGCAGAGGATTGCGTAGACCGAATATGGGCGACATACACACAACCCTTTTAGATATTGCTGATGACTTTACCTATAATGATAGAAAGAATTTTACACTTAATCACTTTTTAGAAAGAATAAACATTTATAATGAAGAAGAATTTGATTACGAAATTGATAAGGTTAGATTATGATAGAGTATTATAAAAAATTAAATATAAAAATGCCTAATATAAACATTATAAAAGGTGAGGTTTATGATAGTTATGGTGTTGAGGAAAATGGAAAATTTATAGGTGTTGAATATGGTAAATTTTTTATCCAAGATAGAAAATCTAAACAAAGTTTTGACAACTTACTCAATATCATACCTGAAAATAAAAAAAAGTATTTTAATCAATCATATATGTTTGCTAATCATACTGTGTATCCACATATTGATGATAACATAAATAGTAGTATAAACATCTATGTTAAAGTGAATGGTGGAAGGACAACATTTCATAAAAAGAAATCAGATGATGTTAAAGATATAAAAAATGTAATTGGTAGATTTGGTGGGGAATACAATAAAGATAGTAAATCAGAGTTTATTGATTTTACTGATGTTGAGGATATTTGTTCTTTTGTAGCAGAAATAGGTGATGTATATATTGTAAATACAAATATATTACATAGTGTTACAAAGGATAAAGATAATAGAATTCTTATTTGTATACATTCAAGTTTATCCATAGATGAAGTAATCAAAATATTTAAAGGAGTATAATATGGAAGATAATACGACTAGGATATTAAAATTAGCTAACGGCGAGAGTATCGTTTGTACTTGTATTCCTACAAGAATAGATGAAGCTTCACCTACTTTGCATGTGATACACCCACTTAAAATGGAATTAAAAAACAAAGTAACTAAGAAAGGTATTGTTGAAGCATTAACTTTATCTCGTTGGTTACAACCATTTACCGAATCAGATGAGTTAGATATTGAGAGG